AATTAAAAAGAGGCTATTTCTAGCCTCTATAAAATAAAACCATCTAATGGTGTAAAATCTTTTAATATCTTAAAATCCTCAAAAGTAAAATCAAAATCCTCATCTAAATAATCGGCATCAGCATCATATTTAGCCAAGATTCCACCGTCAAGATTACAATCAATTAATAATACAGTTTGAGAACCCACTGAAGAAGTAGGGTCTTCATTCATCACTTCAATATTAAAATATGTATCTATTCGGTCGTCTTTATACTTTTCTAGCATTCTCCTCAATACTGACTGGTTAAAATGCATCGTTGCATTTCCACTACCACTCCAGCCGTTGGCCTTATTCCCTTTTCCAGTCTTTCCTAAAATAGGGACTTCGGTTTTGTTTTTTTCCATGGTGGCCTCTAAATTGATAGCTTGCATAAAATTATATCTTACTCCATCAATCGTCATGTAGCATTGAGCTAGAGACCCGCTTACGGTATCCTTTCCTTTCATTATAATTGCCATTTATTTTTACACCCCCTTATTATTGCACAACTACAGTCATATATAATTTTTCCATTGCTCCAACTGGATTAACAGTATCATCTAATAAGACTGTTACCTTGTCATTGCCTTCCCTAACTATTACATCATCAGGATTAAACTCCTGTAATGCTCCAAGTCTTTCCAATTCTTCGTGGTGAGCTACTACATCAGCCCACAATGCATTTCTCCCTGGTTCGTTATTTTGAGTTTTTCCCAAATGTCTAGAATTAAACAATCTTGCTATGTCCATAGCTATTTGGTCTAAGATTCTCATTACTTGATTCCTATAAAAATCTTCGTTTTGATAAATAGTCCATGATACAAAACTATTTATATCAGATAATATAGATATGCTATCATCTACTTGATGCAACACTAAATGGCCAGCCCTCATGTGTTCGGTCAACTCATGTTGAGTATAGTCAGTAAAAATATTAAAAGAACCACTATAGGTTTTATTTGTGTTGGTCCTATTAATAGCACATCCTGCACTTGCTCCCACCATCCAGTAAACAATTGAGGCTTGATTTTCTCCGTCATCAGTGCATGGATTAACTATATTTATAACCCCCTCATAATCTGGCTCATAATCAAATAATACACATTGGTATTTAACGCCTACCTCATCTCTCATATGCTTAGTATGCTCATGATACAGCTGTTTAGTGGGAACATCATTGACTGCTGCTCCTATTGTATTGAATCTATATTTTTCAGATTTATCAAGGAAATCTTGATGGTCTGCACCTGTTGGAGCTGCTCCATTTAATCCACCTGTTAATGGTGTTCCTGCTGTTGCTGTTAGTGTTGCATCAGCCTTAAAATCAACAAAATCATTTCCTTTTAAATCAGCAGCATTTGCTACAGTTTGAACATCTTGAACCCTTCCGCCCAATAATGTTGATACTATAAATTCTCCTGGATTATCCACACTATCCTCAATAACTACAGTAATATCATTTCCTCTTATTCCTTCATATTTAGCCGTTGCATAAGTATTGCTTGCTTTTACTGCTCCATTACTATTTAATCTGTAGCAATATACCACCAGTGCATTCTGGAAAATATCTCTTAAAGCTTTCATGTTATCGCTTGAGTAATCATATCCAAATATCTTAGTTGAACTAGATAACATTTCAGAATTTTCCACCCTAAATATTTTACCTATTGGTCCCCAGTCTAATTCAAATCCCATTGCTGCAAATCCTCTATCTGCAATATCCACAAAAGCTGCTGCTGCACTTACAAAATTTATATAAGTTCCTGGCAATACTTTGTTTTGTGTTAACCATCGTCCACCACCAAAAGCCATTATTTCACCCCACTTTTCATATATTTTTCAATTAATTTATCAGTTTCATTAATTGAGTATTCTTTACCATCTACCAACAAAACACGCAAAATAGGCATTCTGTTTTTGTATTTTTTACTATTTAACAGTGCTTCTTTTGTAAACTTTTTTTCTGAAGAAGAAACTGCTTCTGTTTTTTCTTCTTTATCAAGTTTTGACATTCCTACCTCCTAGTTTTATAACGTCCATCTAAAATTAACATATATGGGTCTGGCTCGACCTCTCTATATGCATAAAAATCATAATCGACAAATACTTGCAAAACTCCATCGTTTATAATAAAATTCCTTCTTGTGCCTCTTATGGGTCCGTCCTCGTCTTTTATATACTCCAACAAGTCCATAACTTTATTTCCAATTTTATGAAATTCATCATTTTTGTTTTTGGATTTTTCATTATGGAGCCTTATTTCAAAAGACTGGTTAAGTTTGTATCTATTGTTTAGAAATTGGTTGTTTTCAGCTCTTATCAACCTAATAAAAAAACAAGGCTCTCCAAAGATATTTTTATCTTCAAAGCCTTGCTCTATTTGGTCTATTATATATTTGTAATCATTTCCAAACTCATCATATAGCGTTCTTGTTATTCCTACTATTATGCTACTTATCATAACCCACCTCTTTTTAAGAAACTGGTTAGCTTTTTATTTATTAATTTGGGTAACTGTTTTTCTATTTCTTTCTTGGCATTGGTAAACATAAACTTTCCATCAATCCAGCCTATAACCTCTTTTTCTTTATTTACTTTCCTATGTCCGTATTCTACATAAATAGCGTATTCAACAGAATTGATAATTTCAATTTTATAGGCTCCATTTTCTTTTTTTACTTCGCCAACTGTCCACCCTTTCCTTAGTGTGCTACCTCTTTTTTTGTAACTAGTCTTAAAAGATACCTCTTTTCCATCTTTAGTGGTGAAATTGACAATTTTTGAATATTTTCCAACTGGCGTATTTTTTTTAGTTTCAGCCAATAATTTTCCTGCTGCCTCATTAGTTAAATCTTCTATAAATTGAGGTGTTTGCTCCTTTATAGCCTGTAGTTTGTTTCTAAGTTTTACAAAGTCTCTATTATCCATTTTTATTTTACCCATTTAAGCTCTCCCTTTCCATAATTCAAGGAATATTTCTTGGTGAGTGTTATAAATAGCAGCTTCCCCGCTTCTTGTATAGGTGGTAGTTTTTCCATTTCTGGTTATTTCTATTTTTGAACCTGCCTTTATATCCAAATCTGGAGCTATAAACAACTTAACCGATTGAGATATCAAGTTACTGGAATCTGTAGGTGTAGCTGCTGGAAAACTGTTAAAAGATACACGACATGGAGCATTCTCAATAATTAATGTATCATCTACTTGTTCGGTTATCTTGGTAGTAGGATTTACTATATATTGACTTTCATATATGTTGCATCTATCTTGATATAGCATTTCCATTGCTTTTCTTGCTCTTTTCCAGTTTATTTCCATGGAGCCAACCTCCTATATCTAACCAATTCACTATTACGACCATTCATAAGATAGAATATAGCACTATTCAAATTTTGTGCGTCTTCTGATTCTGTGCTACTTCCAAAGGATATAGTGGTATCACCTTCTTTAATTTGAGTAGCTACCAATGATAAATCATAATCACTAGGTAAGCTTTTAGTTGTCTTTAGTAATTGGATATATTCCCCAACTGCTTTATCTACCCATATTTCAAGAATAGAACTAGGAAAAGTCTTAGCAGTATAAACTTGATTAGTTATGTTATTTATACTGTTTAATGCTTTAGATATCAAATAATCCAATTGATTATCTTTAATATCTGATATATTAAAAAAACTTAATCTTAATATTGCCAAATCTTTAACCTCTCCTAATTCCATATTTATTCTCCTTTGTTTAATTCGGCAAATATTCTACTTACTTTTTCTGCTTTATTTTTACATTCAGATAAATCTATTTCAAACTCAACCCCTAAAGCATCTAATTGTGCTGTGTTGAGTTTGTTTAATTCTGCCTCTGTGTATTCCTTAATTTCCAGAGTTTCCACCTCATCAGTAGCTACAAGATAGCCTTTTTTACTAAACCAACCTGCCAAATATTCACTATCTGTTTCTCCAACACCTTTTACAAATCCTACAGTTGCAACTACCCCAATAAATTCTTTATTAGGTGCAATTATTTTATATTTCACAAGATACCCCCTTAACTTACTTTAATTCTTCTCAATACTGCTGCTGCTTTAGTTGCTTTTAATACAACCGCTGCCAATGCTTCAACCTCTCCAGTTTTTACTGCTCTAGATGTAGTGTAATCTGGTAACCATATTCTCATGAATTGCCCTGGAGTAGTTACAGCATGGAACCCGTCCATCCCGAACCTTACAGCATATAGCGATGTTTCTCCAGATGCATCAGTTGATACTATTGGGTCATTAGTTCCTGCTTTTGCTCCTAAATCAATCAAAGGAATTCCATTATACTGCTCTACTTGTCTTCCCCACGCATCAAGTGTTGTTTGATACATAGCAGCTCTCCTTGCACATGCTCTAAGTTTAGCAATTAACTTAGTATTACCTGCTATCATTGACGGTGTTCCATCTAGCCCCATTAAAAACTCATCTAAAATATCTAAAAACACTTTATAATTGTTATCTATTGCAGTACTAGAAGACAAATCTATCGCCATTGTTGGCACTAATTCAGTTGAACTTCCAGTTAAAGCTACTTCTAATCCATCAAAAGAGTTAACATCAACCGCTGAATCTCCATTAATAACAGTATCATTAAATAGTGCACTGGCTGCTTTTACCTTTTGGCTTGCTTGTAATTGAACTTCTGATACTATACCTCCCATATCAGCTATAACTCTATCTATTGAATAAGAACCACCAAATACTTTGATATCTACAGTCTTTCTTTCTCTTTCTACTTCGTGGTCAGTATATTCTGTATTAATTGCTCTAAATCCTGCTTTAGGTTGAGTTATTAATCTAGTGTATGCATAGGTTAATGTTGCTCCTCCACCTGTTGGTGATACTACATCATCCCATGGCATGTTGTTCATAATAAAGTTATTTTTTCCAAACTCATCAATTATTCCCATTTGTAAATCGTCTTGTACATTTAATTTAGCTTCTGCTAATGTTACTGGCATTTTTTACCCCCTAATAATTTAATTTTTTGTAAATGCAGCAGCTATAGCATCTTTAAAGCTAGTAGCTTGACCGCCTTTGTCTGGAGCAGTTGTCCCTCCTACAAATCCCTTAGGAGTTGGATTTTGCTCTGTCTCAAATAAATAGCTATCAGATTTTTTAAGTGCTTCCAATTGCTCGCTTAATCCATCTATAGCTCCATCATCTTTTAATTTTATTTTCTCATTATCCAAAAGTGCTTTTATTGCCTTTGAATTTTTAGCTTTTGCACCAGTCAAGGCTAATTCTAAAGCAGAATCTAGTTTGATTTTGTGCATTTCTGCCTTGTAAGTTTCTTCTTTTGCCTTGTTATCTGCTTGCAATGTTTCTATTTGCTTCTTTAATGCTTCGGTGTCTCCTGTAGCTTTCTTTAACTCTTCCAATTGTTTATTTCTTTCTGCTATGGATTCTTTGAGTTTAGCTGATTCTTCGTAAACTTCATTAAATCTCCCCTTAGGTATAAAATTATTTTCCAATAATCCTAATACTTGTGTTGCTTGGTCTTCTGATAATCCCATTTTAATTAATTGTTCTTTGTTCATCTCTTCTCCTTTGTGCTATCTTCATTTTTTTACATGGTACGGCCATGACTATAGCTCTTGTTCTTTTACACCTACAATACCAAAAAGGTGAATTTTTTTATAGTAAAAAAGAGCCTATTGGCTCTTCTAATTTATTTTTGCTTTTTAACCCCCAAAAAGTTATAATTAAACGCAACTAAAACCATACAAATTGGGGGTGAACAAAATGAATAAAAACGATAAAATAAAATATTTAACATCAATTGATTCTGGATGCGGTACGGTTGAATCTTTTGCAGTTAAACATGAAATTGGAACCATTGATGCTAGTAAAATTTTCCAAACATTATCTGATGAAAATCTTATTGTAAAAGAAGCTATTAGCGTATCTTCAATAGGCGACCCAAAGGGTGGTAAAACAATATACATACTAACCGATGAAGGGAATAGCCTTGTTGATGAAGATAGCTAAAATCCTGTAACTGATAATGCTCCCATAATGGTATCATGAATTTCAGCTAATTCATGATACCTTTCTAATAATATATTCATTTTATCTCTATCCTCTGGAAAGTTAAGTCTCTTTTCTTCTGCAAGGATTCTTTCTATTTTAGTAATTACTCTTTTTCTCAAATAGTTCAATTGTCCTCTTTTCAATAGTATTGTTCTTTCTGCTTCCCTTACTGCTTCTTTTACTTTGATTATGTCTTTCATATCCTTGAAAAGTTCATCATCTAATTCAATTTCACTTTTCTTAGGATACCCTAGTTTTATTTCTTTTTCTTCCATAATTTCCTCCTTAATACCCTGTATCTTGCAGTTTTGATAAAGCTTCCTTTAATCCATTGCTTATGGCTTCTACTGTATCTTTCAGAACTAATCCCTTTCCATTATTCAAAATTGTATTAATTTCTAGACTATTAACAATCCCTATAGTAATAGTTATACTTAAGTTTTCTTTATCTGGAGTAAGGCTTCCATTTATTTTTATATCGGTTACTCCAGATAATTCATTTCCATTTATATAAAGTTCTCTTGGAATTCCGTTCACTGTTTTTATTGCAATGTCATCTCCAACTTTATCTTGTGGCTCCACTATCATTTATTTCCTCCAATAATTTTAATATTAAAAAAGCACCTAGATTTACTAAGTGCTTAGTCTTTTTTGTTTTTTTTTCTTTCTTCTATCCTTTTCAGAGCAGCCGCTCTTTCCTCTGGGGTTAATTTTATTTCGGTGGGTCTATCGTCTGTGTGTGTCGTCTCTCTCCAGTCTTCATAAGGATTGCCTTCTTCTATTTTATTTTTTTTCATTTTTATACCTCCTTATTGTGATGGCGAAAGCTTCGTGCATCTCTGCTGCAAATTTATTAAAATCATTGTAATGTTCATCTTGGATTGTTAAGAAATCAGATTCACCAAATCTATCTTTTATGTAAGAGTTAGGTGTATCATATGCATATACTGTCCCGTCATGGCATATCACCACCCCATACTTTTGTTTTAATCTTCTGTTATATGCAACCCTTAAGTCATCGTAAGTTGGAAAAGCATTATTGGGGTGATTATGTATAGCAATAAAGTTTTTATATTTATCATCTAGAAAAATACGTTTTAATTCATCTATGCTAATATCCAATGCTAGTGGTTCTTTTGAATCAAAGTTCCTTGATATTATTTCTGCATTATCTAAATCTACAAAGGTTCCTGCTTCTAATGCTGTTTTTCCTTTTGCTTCCAGTATCTCTCTACTTGCATTAACAAAAGATTCAACAACTTCTGGTTTATCTGTAATTGGTGCTAGTGCTTCTTTGGCTAATTTTTCAAAATCTCCACTATTGTAAAAATCCATATCTGCATCAGTTATAGATTTTATATCGTAACCAGATTTTTCCTTTGATTCTATTATACCATTTTTTTCAGATTTTTCAACTATTTTATTAGCCTTAGTCAAGGAATTCTTTTTATATCCCTCTTGTATAAGTCCATCAATAGTCTTGGTTAATTCATCATTATCTCCATTCATTACTTTAGTGAACATCTCCGCAAAAAACTCTTTCTCATCAGTCAACCCATATCTAGATACTCTTTCTCCAAAGAAATCTGCATCAGTTTTCTCTGGTAAATTTTTCCCTGAAAAACTTGCATCATGTTTTTCTTTCTTGTATTCTTGTGCCATTTCAAAGGTTTCTCTTCTTAATTTAGCATACTCATTAGCTATTTTAATCTGTGTTTCTGGCGGCATTGATTCCCAAACTCCATGACCTATTTCATGATAAATAACACATTTAGGGTCATTTGTTGCACCCCATCTAGTTTTAAAGTTTTTTTCTGCGTTTTTAGCTAATTGCGACATGTAATTTGGAGAATTTCCACCTTTCATAATAATTGTCTTATTGTGCGAGAGTGCCATCTGCCACTTGCTTTTGGCTTGGGTCGACATTTTCTCAATTCCTTTAACCAGTATATCCTCCCCATATTTATTTCTTACATCTGTTAGTGCTTCGTTAACTCCATTCACTGTGTTTACGTGGATACCTTCTTCGACATGAAAATCTTTTTGTCCTGTAATTTTTGCTGCATATTCTCTGGCTTCCTCTACAGTTTTGGCAGGTGTAAATTCTGCTTGCTTTGGTTTTTGTTCTTCTGTATCTCTTCCCTTATTGGCTCTATCTGCTAGACGTCTTTTTCTTCTTTCAGCCATGCTTTCCTCTTCTGGTTCCTTTGGTTTTTCCTCTTCTTTCCTTTCCTCTTCCTTTTCTTTCACTTCCTCTTCTGCTTCCGCATCTTCAAAGTATGGAATTGTTGTTGTTCTGCAATTAGGGTGAAAAACTGGAGCAGTTACTCCCATTTCAAAATCAGACATAGAAAATATTTTTTCATGCATCTCTTTACAAATTTCTGATGTCTCAGAATCTAGTTCTGCATGTATTTGGTATTTTTTAACCCCTATTTTTTTAAAGGCATCATGGTTTGCTTTTTCTGTAATTGCTGCTCTTTCTGTGTATATCAATCTTGCTGCAACATGCTTTTTAACGTTAAATTCCTTTGCTATTTTCCCAACTAATTTATCTGAATTTTCCCCCATGATTAAATTTTGAGTTAGGTTAGTATGAAGAAAATCAACTAATTTATTTTTATCTTCCCAAATTCTATCAGAAAAGTTTTTACCATCTGCCGCCCATACCTTAGTTACTGCCTTAGATATGGTATTAGGTTCTATTTTGTAAGGCTCATAATCTATATTTAATCCTTTTTGAATCTCTTTAATAGTTCCATCATGTCTATCCTCATATGATTTTTCTAAGAACTCTTTTAAATCTTTGTCTTTGGATAAATACAGTTGCTCCACTTCTGCTTGTAATAGTACTTTTTGAGCCTCTAGTTTATCTATATGGACTCTTGCACTTGCATTTTCTAGCTCTTTCATCCAGGCTTTATTTATTGCGTTTTCTTTGCCTTTTTCTATGTATTCCTCAACTGACCATTTAAATTCTTTTAATTCTCTATCACTCAAAAGCTTCTTGGCATCTGCCAAGCTAACCTCATTATTTACAGCTAATCTTTGATACCAACTTTCTATTTGGCTCTCTATTTTTGCTTGTGCCTTGTCATTTTCTTCCCATGCTTTAGCTACAAAAGAGCTTGTTATCTTTTCGTCTTTTAACTCCAGACTCTCAAATCTTTTCCCCCAATATTTTTCACTCTTCTTGACCATTCATACCACTTCCAGTATTTGGAAAAGCATTATTGTATTGGTCTATTCGCTCTTCTTTTTCTTTTTTAACCCTTTCTATCTCTTTTTTAGGGTCGTCTATATATGGGTGTTGTGATATTAACGTTTCACTTGATAGAATTCCAATTGATTTTTGAATATTTTCTATAGTTTGAGTTTCATTGACTAATACATCTCTATCAAATATCACTTGCAAATCTACATCCTCACCCATTCCCAGATGAACATTTACAAACCATATTAACTGCTCTAATGCTGCTTGAAACTCTGTTTCCATATTGTTTGCATCTAAATCTATATCTGCATACATGGATTGAATATTCATTTGATTAGGATTAGCTCCCATTCTTTCATCTTTAGCATCAAACCCTCTGCCGTTTTCTATCAACGCTCTTTTAAGAACTTCTAGAGCAGTTTTATAGTTATTGGTATCAACTTTCAATTGAAGTGCTTTAACGTCCCCTTGAGTTCCATCTACAGTGGAAACTTTAATAACCCCCATTTCTTTCATGTTCACAAATTCTTCCAAAGATGACCCATCATAATTGACTAATACTAGTAAAGTTTTTCTTGAGTCCTCAGCCATGTTATCATGGAATGTAGATAATATTTCATTGATAGCGTCTTGTATGCTTTTAACTCTTGCTATTAGTGGTATTTCTTGTTGGTTATATCTAAAAGGAATAAAAGGTAGCTTTTCCCAGTTATAACCTTGTTCCTCTTCGCCTGCATATGTCACATAAGGTATATTAAGTATTTCTGTTGTTAGTATACTTTGCTTTCTAATGTACCTATCTACTCCATCTCTTTTATACACTTCTACTTTTTCCAACACTTGAGAAGTTCCTAATACTAATTCTTTATATAATCTTATTACCATTTCAAGCTCTTCTTTGTCTTTACTTTTATACACTGGCAATATTTCTGTTGAGTCAAATCTCCTTATCTTGAATTCTCCATTCTCGTCATAATAAGGATATAACCATCCTATCCCAGTATTTAGTGCGTTTTCTGTAATATATTTAAATTTCCTATGGAAACTTTTATCAAATACAGTTTTAAGCTTTTTCAAATATTCCTCATTATCACATTTGAACGTTATAGGCTTACCAACTAAATAATTTACTTTCTGGTCCACTAATTTAGAATACTGGTTGTCTATTATTTTTGAATTAATTAAGTTTCTTAACTCTCTCTCCCCACCCTCAGCATCAAAGGTAGTTCTTTTTTTATTCAATATAGCTTGTTCCCCTCTATAGTATTTTTCACCTTCAAACATTGTCTTTCTAGGTGTTGAGTTTTCCCAAGCTTTCAATAGATTTTCTATATGATTTTTCTCGTTTTTATTTTCCATTGTTTTCTCCACCTTATTTTTGCCTTTAGTGAATAGACTTTTAATCCAATTCCACATATTACCACCCTATTAATTTTCTAGAATTGCATTTCTCAGCTACTCCAGTTAATGTATCTGGTCCATCATCATGTTTGTTTTTTCCCTCTTTTTGGTATTCCAATACAGCCTTTGTAAATTCTGGCCATTTGTCTTTCCAGTTTATTGGAAAATATACATGTTCCATTATCCATGTACTATTACTTAATATTCTAGCTTGTTTATTTTTACTTTGGTGAAACCATTTGATTTTGCAATGGTTACTGTGGTATTTTTCTTGTAATAATCTTTCTATAGTTCTGGCAAATCCACGACCACCATTATTGCTTTCTATATCTGCTACATTTACCTTGTACTCATGTAATCTTTGAGCTAATAATAGCTCTGTTACTTCCATAGGTTCCTTTGAATAAATAACATCTAAGATATAAGCTTCTTTTTGGTAAATTCCATAAATTATTGAACATAAATAATCACTTCCTGTATCTGCTGTGTCTGTGTAGCTCTTAATTGCACTAAATAGCAAGTTTCCTTTTTCATCTACTGGTAACAGTTGGTAGCATTTTATATTGGTGTATAATCTGCCTTTAATATCTATAGGTTCCTGTTGGTAATTAGCTTGTGCTATCTCTAGTCCCATAGCCTTTGATTTAGATATATAGCTGCTATAGCTTAACACCTCATCACATAACATTTTCCCGTTGTCTTGTAAGGCTTTGACTTTGATATGTCTAACTTTCTTTCCTTCTTCTTTGTAATGCTCTAAAGCTCTTCCAGCTAAATCTTTACTTGCCCATCTAGTCATTATAATTATGGTTTTGGCTCCCTCTTCCTGTCTTGATAGCATTGTTTGTGTGAACCATTCCCAGTGTTTCTCCAATACATTCTCATTATATGCTTCTTCTGCATTTTTGATTAAATCGTCTATTATTAATAAACTACAGCCAAACCCTGTGGCTGTCCCTGTTGGAGATGTTGCTAGATAGTTATTATATCCACCTTCTAAGCTCCACAAGTTCATTGCTCCATCGCCTGTTTTTATCTTTACATTTTGGAAAATATCACTATACACTAATTTATTTTTATCCGCTTTAGTCTCTTGAATGCTATTTCTCACATTTTTAGAAAACATAGTAGATAAGGTTTCATTATATGAGCCTGTCATTATCTTTTCTTTTTGATTTTTCCCTAGTAACCACTCAACCAATAGACCTACCGTCCTACTTTTTCCATGTCTAGGTGGCAAATTCAATATAAGCACTTCATCAGCACTTTCAACAAAAGCTTGCAACTCATTGCACAAATCCACTATATACTCTCTATCCTCAATATAAAAATCTGGAGCTTTTATATTGCAATAATAAAAGAATTCTCTTCTTGCTAGCTCTAATTTTGCTTGTCTAATAACATCGTCTTTTGTATATTCTCTTTTCATAATAGTTCCTCTAGAAATATAACAATATATTAAAAAAGGCTAGAAATAGCCTTTTAGTCTTGCTAGTGTGTGCAGTGGGTGTGCACATTCTTTATTTTAATAGTTTTTTTAACTCTTCTGTGGTTAGTCCAGAAAATGGATTAGTATCCACTGAACCGCTTAACTCCACCTTTTCAATATACTCACCTGTCATTTTGTTTAATATATCTATTGCTTTTAATTTATCATTTAGTTTGTGTTCTTCCATAATTGCGTTTGTTAGCCATTTTTTTCTTTCAATAGCTGACATGATAGCTTTATCCTCGCTTTTCTTTTGTAATTCTTGCAACCTTGCCAAAACCTTGCCATTTTTCAACAAATTGCTAGCTTTAGCATCCACTATTGAATCTTTCCACTTCAAAGAGCTAGGATATGCAGCTCTATATGCTTTTCTTTGGCTTAGTCCATTGGCTAACCCTTGTATAAACTGGTCTTGTTTAACAGTTAAGGTCAACATACCTTCACCTCCAAAATTAGAATTAAAAAAGACAGACCTTTTACAGCCTGTCATTTAAAGGAGGAAACATGAGAATTAAAAATTCAGACATTTCACATGATAACATTATAACACACTTGACAGGACAAAAAAAGGACAGAAAAGGGACAATTATAAAATTTTATCCAAAGTTTCTTCAGGGAAAATGATTTCGCAAAGGTCTGTAATTAGCCGTGTTCTGTGCCTTTTAATACTCCTATCTGTTGTATTTAAAATTTCTGCAATTTCTTCAATATTTTTTTTATCAAAATATCTAAGCTCAATAATTTTAAAATATTTGTCATCTTTTATTTCTTCAAGTGCAGTTTCCACCAATTGAACTAATATTTTATATTTCTCTAATCGTCTTAATAAAGATTCTTCAATCTCTTCTTTCTTCTCCATTTCGCTTTTAAAAGCATTGTTTGTTTTAGGTATATCTGTAAAGCCTGTTGACTTTTTAAGTACTATATTATTAAGATTAGCCTCAATTAAATCAATTCTTCTTATAAATCTGTTATAGTACTTGAGTAAGTTCTCAACTTTTTTATAGGTATTTTTTTCTTCTGTTAATTTCTTTAATTTTCCATCAATGTACTTTTCAACTATTTTTTCAATTTGTTTTTGGTTCATTTTTTACCTCTTTTTCAATATGAATGTATAAAGTCCTAACGCTGCTAGTTCCAATCCCACAAATATTTTTTATTTTATACCCTTTTTCAGTGTATTTTTTTATGCAATCATCAAGTTCATTTTGATTAGGGTGATTTAATCTAATTATTCTAGTATTCATATTTTCATTAACTGCAATTTCTTCATTTTTTGTGTGTTCTACATTGGTATCACAGCTTATCACCAATAAACTGATGTATCCTAATAATATTAATTTTTTCATTCCCCCACCTCTTCAAACATATATTTAAAAGTTTCTAAATCTAGATAAAATACTCCGCTATCATCATAATCTGTTCCAAATCTTACAGTTGCTCCTCTATCTGCAATTCCATTAATTTCAACTATCATCTCATCTTCAAAATTTTCATTAGCATAATCATTTTTATAACCTATAAGTTTACTTTTTTTTATCTTGTATTTTTTACCAACTTCAATCTTCATCAGCCCTCCAGTGGTATCTCCACACTAATATTAAAAGTTTGAATGTCATTATCAAAAATATAAAATATAAGACAACTATTATCATATTTTGGAATAACTTCTATATAGTATCCTGCATTAAGTGCGTTTTCCAACATATCACATTTAGTTCTAGTTGTGCTCACTCTAGAATGTTTTGTTGCAAACTCTATTTCATCTTCATTTTCGTCTTTTTCTACTTTTACTATCATTGTAGAATAATCAACTCTAATGCTTTTTACTATTTTTAAATCATTGATCATCTTCACTCCTCCAATAGTTTCCACTTAGCCCTTGCTGCTTCATTAAATTTTACAGTAGACTCTTGCCAAGTGCCGTGTCCAAATTTCACCTTTAAAATACCTTTTTCTATTCTATACAGACCTTGAGACCAAGCGGTTCCACCCTTTAACATGTGTTCATAAGCTATATTCCAAGCTACATAATCAATGTATTCTTCCCAATTTTCTTCATTACTAACTCCGTCAAAGGAACACATACAATTCTTATCGTCAACCATATTGTAATCCTCATTGAAATATATAAATGCTTTTGACTTCCAGTCAGTTTTCCTCACTTTCTTCCCCTCAAGCATAGCCATTATAGCTTCTTTTTTAGTCATCCTTACCTCCTATATTCGATATAACCGCAATTCAGACATTCCAAGATATCATTATCATCATGGTCTATATCCTCTTCCCAATTATAACCCCCACATTTTGGACAATTCCCTATGTTATACATTTTTCCTCCTCCACTATTTCAGCATCTTCAATCAATAAATCTAATAATTCGTCTGAAAACCTTCTTAATTCTTCGGCCAATGTAGTTATTCCTTTTCTCATCTTTGAAAGTTTTTTTGCATCACTTAATTTTCCTAAGAAAATCACTTCTGCTTGAGCTTTTCCAATTATATCTCTATGAATCCACATTAAATTCATCAGTTGAATCATTGCACCATTTGGAGTTGTAAAAGCTCTATTTCTCCAATTTTGAAGAAACTCTTCTAGTTCAATCTGTTCCTTTGTCTTTTTCCTGGCCATTTCTACTCCTCCACCAAATCCTTATATTTTCCTTCTTTATACCCCAGCATATTCTGATACCACTCCATAAAAGAATCTCTTTTATTTCCAGTTTTGCCAACTATTTTATACAAGTTATAAGTTGATAGCATTGAGTCTAAAAGTTCTTTTTCTAATTTATTCAAGGTTTCTTCACTTTTTTCTTTATCGTGTCTAAGAAAATGAAATGCTTTAAAAAATTCTTTTTCAACCTCTTTAGATTCTTCAATTACCTTGCAATATTGCTCTAGCAAGCTAACATCTTTAGTAAATCCAAACTCATTAAATAAATTTAGGTCCATTTATTCCTCAACTCCCACTTTTAATTTAACTTTGTTTTTCTTGCCTATTTCCAGAATTTCCTTAAGAAACACCCCAATATCTTCAGCTCTGAAATTGGTAGCCTCTTCTTTGTTTGATGTTGCTTTAAAAGGCGTTTTCTTGCTATCAGTAAACCCTTGAAAATAACAAGATGTTTTCTCTTGAGTTATTTTGATTATCATGTTTGCTCCTTTTATTGTTTTTATTATTGTGTAATCCTTTCACCTAAAAACAAATTAATAAAATATTGTTGTCCCTTGCCTGTAACTTTTGTAGTTTTTGTTATTCTAGTTTTTTCGCCGTTTGTAATTGTTGTTTCCTTTATTTCCAGGAGTTTTAAGTCCATTGATTTTTGAGTAGGCATATTGTAACTATCTCCCATTCTTGAAATCAAAAAGCCTTTTTCTCTCAATAAGGTAAATAGCCTGTTTTGGCCTGTTTCAATTCCGTTTTGCTTTAACAGCTTTGCAAGGTCACCAATTAGAATGCAATCATTAGAAGCAGACACGGCATCTGCAAATATTTCTTTTGGTCTCATTTCAATTATTTTTGTTTCTAGCTGTTCAACTTGTTCTTTATAGGCGAGCACTTTTCTATTTTGTATGTCTAATGCTCTAGCAAGAATCATTTCCTCACTATTCCAAGCTTCTTCACATTTAATGAAGTATGTTCTAGCCTGTTTCCCTTTCTCATTATTTTGAACCATAGATATTTCTTTGGCTGCTGGTAAGGTTAACAGATAGTCTTGTATTTCTTGCTTTGCTAGGGTGTGAAAAATTTTACACCCTATAAAATCCTTATTTTCCACAAATTCATACCTTTCTACTTTTTTATCAAACCATTGTTGGAATCTTTCAGTTACTTCCAAAAAGTCGTATAAATTTCTCGCACTCACTAATTGTTGTCCATTTTGTTCTTTTATTTCTATTAATTGATTCATGCTCACCCCTAATTCACACTCTTAAAGTTAAAATTCTTAAGAATCTCTTTCAAATCTTTTTTATCCCCGTGAGATTCTATAACCTCAACTTTTACCCGCTTTTCAGTCCCGCACCGACATTTACTACTCCATTCATAGCCGTTCAAATCTTCATAAAGCAGTTTTTCTTTGCAGTTTTCACACTCAAAGATAACTTTTTTTATCCCGTTAGGCTTTGAACTTGGAAAATATTTAGTTTTCGCAAACAAAAACAGTGCGGCGGCACCTCTTAATTCCGCTACTGACGGGAAATTCGTGTATCTTCTAGTCTTTAATAGGTGCTCTGTTCCCTTAACTGCTGCATCATCCGGCAAATCCCTTAAGAGTTTATACCATTGGTCTATTTGCTCATCTGAAAGAGCGTGCTGGTAATAAAGCATTAACCTGTCTATTATCGCTTTATCGCTGTCTCTAGTCATCTTTGTACTCCTCCTCCCATTTTCTTAGGTTTTCTTTGATTTCTTCGGTTTTGTCTATTCGTTTTTTCTTGGAATCTCTGTTTTTATAATTATCTGCTAGTATTAGATTTAAGCAATGTTCACTTGAAAAAGTGCTTATCTTTGGTGTGTTCGGCAGTTTACCCATAAGGTAATCTGATTCTTCAACTTTCTTTATTAGCTTTCTGATATCTCTTTTTCTAAGTTTACTGGGTAATATTAAATTATCTACTTGGAATTTGTCTAGTCCAGTAGCTTTACACACTAAATCTTTATACTCATTAAAATTTTCTAAAAATTCATTTTTGATAGACTCTTTTTCATAAACTCCTAACTTCTCTCGGTCTATATAATTTATATTATCTTGTAAAGAATCCATCTTATTATTATATTTATATATATTATCTTTATATATATTATGGTGGAAATCTACTTCTAGGGGGGGTAGAAATTCACTTCTAGGGGGGTAGAAATCTACTTCTAGGGGTACCCCTAATTTTATATATATTCTTCTTTCAGTTTCATTGGTTTTATTGTTTTTATTTTCTAATTTTATAGTTATGTAATTATATTTTTCCAAATTAGAAATAGATTTAGTTATTGTTCTTGTAGTTACCCCATATATTTCTGCAAAATATTGATTAGTAGCATAGCTATATCCCTTCTTTTTCGATAATGTTGCTATTTCTCCATATAGCATCTTTTCCAAAGGTAATAGTCGCTTATCCGTCCTAATCTCTGGAGGTATAATTATATAGTATTCGCCTTTCTTTTCTTCTGAATCCAACTTTTATACCTCCAGCCAATATCTAAACTAAGCTCCTAACTTCGCTCGGCTTAGTTCTAGACTATTGAATATCTTGTGGTGATTTACTTAGTTTCCTTCAAACAAACCTTCTCCTGCTTCTTTTCCTATACTATCAGTGCTTATTATTTCTCCAGTATCTCCATTTATTTCTTGAAAATCATCTAATATTTCTATCTCTTCTACTTTATTTTCGCTTTCTTTGTAGTTGAAAGTTTTTTCATCTTTTCTCAAATTTTCAATAAATTCAACAGATACTGGTAGGAGTTTCAATAGTTTTTTAATAACCGTTTTGTGTGCCATAGCTTCAAAATCTGTCTTCCAAGGACCGTTGCTGTATGTCTTAGAAAACCTTTTACCATGCTTTTCGACTGCTTCGTGCGGCATATATTCAAATGCTTTTGTCCCATCTTTTAATATAGCTACAGCATAATAGCCTATTTCTTTACTCGTTTCTGTAAAGTTTGGAATATGTACTATATTTCTTTCTAATCCGTAAGTAATTTTAAACTCGTCTTTTTCATTGACTGTATAGGCGTAAATATCTGATAATTGATTGCTTCTTCTTAACAGTTCTATCATACCTTTGTAACTTAATTGAAACTGACATTCGTTTCCATAGGGTATTAAGTAACATTGACCTAATGGACCTGGTTCTAACCCCAATTGAGCCGCTGTCATTAGTGTTCCTAATAGACTTTCTTTCTTACAACCTGCCAATTTTGGATTCAATCTTATTGCTGTCATTGCAATTCTTACAAATCTCTCACTATTTAAATGTTTTGGTAAAGCTGCTTTAAATTGTGATTCCCCTTGTTTTATTACATCAAATATTGTTGCTTTTTTAGTTGTAGTTGGAGCTGTTTCCCCACCTAATGTATTTGTTGTTTTTTTTACTTCTCCTGCCATTTATATCACTTCTCCTTTTTATTTTTCTTCTACTATTTCTTTTATCTCTTCCAATACTTTTTCTAACTCATCTTCAAATAACATAACTAATTTCCCAGCCTCAGAAGTTGTTGGTCCTTGGTATTTTAATAATAGGTTTTTTATTTCATCAAACATTTTCGTTCCCCCTTATCTAATGGTTATATAGTTACTTTGACTTTTGATTTTTTCGTATTCTGCAAGGTCCAAATCTGGATAATCTTCTTTTAACAAATCATAATCAATTGCTTTTGTAGCTTTACTTATTAAATTTATTTTAAATTTATCTACAATAACCTTTTTAACTTGATTTTCCACCATTTCATTTAGTATTTCATTGGATAATAATTTTTTTCCGGATTCAAGTTCTTTTATTTTTTTATTAATGTCTTTATACTCTGTAACCTTGTCAAATAGATAAGGTATTTCCATTGGTGTATCATTTTCGATTCTAAGGATTTTTTCAATTAAATATTTATTGTAACTATCGCTTTCGTCCAATGTAGGTGGAATCTCCTTTTCTATATGATTAGTCCACCATTCATTACATGTATTTAATATATATTTACATTCCTCTTCTTTTCTTTCTATAAAGAATTCTTTGTATTCCTGACCACCAACAAGTACAGCAATATACGCATACTTAGCACCTGTTACAGCTAAATAATGGACTACTTGGCAATAATAGGATTGAGGAATTTCTCCATCTTCCCATTGGTCTTTGCTAAATGTTCCTGCTGTTTTTATTTCTAATATCCCGTAATTTTCCCCATCCCATATAAGCCTATCAATATTTGCTACTGATTTATCTTTGGTTATTATTTGATTTACATTCATTATTTGCAATTCTTTGTGCTTTTCTTTAAATTCCTCTGCTATTATTGGTTCTAATTTTATTCCCCAATGCATAACCTCTTTAAATTCTACCGATTTATCTTCAGGACTAATTTTATCTTGCCATACATCAATAGCACTTCTATATTTATTGAATCCTAGAATAGAACCTATATCACTTCCGCCTATTCCTAATTTCCTTTTTTGCAGCCATTCATCTTTATTTTTATAACTTTGAATGATACAGCCATTATTTCTTAATTCTTTAATAAATTTATTTGTAATTTCTAATGCTTTCATCTTCCCCTCCTAAATAATTCTTTTTTTCAACAGCTCCAGCAAATAATCAATGTTACGTTCACTGATTATCTTTTCTTTCTGCAGTCGTCTTGCTATTTCTATAAATTCATTAATAGGGATACCTCTATCAAAAAATATAGCACTTAGCTCATTCATTGTCCGAAATTCTCCCAGCGTATAACTGTGCTCATCATATAAATATGAATTTGTAGTTATATCGTAAGACCAGTCCTTTCTGACGTGGATATAATACGTTTTCATACCGTTAACCATAACCCCTCTCCTTAATCTATTATTCTTCCGCAATCTCTGCATTCAGAGGCTACTACTTGACCATCTTCCTTAAAAAATATTAATTCTCCCCCGCATTTATCGCACCCCATATTATTTCCTCCCAAATAATCTCAAAATTCTTTTCCAAAAAGGAATCTTGATATATTCAACTTCACTAAGGTTTTTAGTTAATCTAGTTTTAATTTTCATCGTCCACCTACCAATTTCCAACCATAGGCAATTGCCTCTGCTCTAGTGGGAAATAGTCCTAAATCTACCTTTTCATTTCCTATATTTAAAAATAATCTGAATCCCCCATCTTCTATTTTTGTTCTCATAATATTCTCCTTTACATTCATTCAAAAATAAGATATAATTATGGTACTCATGATGTGTATTAAGCACCATACCCAAGACGTCACTAGTCTATTAGTGGCGTTTTTTCATACACTAGCTATTTCCATCACGTCCACGTCCAGAGCTGCTGCCAACTTGCCAATGTTTCTTGGCAGCATTCTGTTGTTCCCTCTCTTACTTTTTCCATTAATTATGGTACTTTTAGGCACTCCAGAGAGCTCGGAAAGCTCCACTATGGACAACCCTTTCCTAGCCAACGCTTTTGTAAAATTATCTGGTTTTAATTTCATTTTTCCTCCTCATATTTCAAAATATCTCCTACCCCACAATTTAAGTATTTGCACAAGGTGTTTAAAGTTTTGTAATCAATTCCATTAGATTTATTATGTTTCATTAAATGTATTGTATTTCTTGATATTTTTGTTTCTTCTGATAACTTTTCTTCTGTCAATCCTGCATTTCTCATAAGTTTTAAAAGATTATTTTTAATCATTTGAACTCCTTTCATATTTACAAACACAATATATGGTATACCTACTTGACATTTACCACTATATATAGTATAATATTTTTGATAATATACCTTGCCCCATAAGTATATTGGAGTTGCTTTTCATTTAAAAATTTTTTATATTGTTTTAAATTTTTAGGAGGTCTACCCATGACATTTAATGGAGCACTAATCAAGGAACAAGGTGTTACTTTTGCAGTCGTCGTTGTTAAGCCCCACGTATTAACTTCCCCAACCAAGGAAGAAATTAGAAGTAGTTTTTCGCGATATTTTCCATTTGGAGCTCCTATAATTTTGATGGCACAAAATTCTAGAGGAATTCCAACTTACCATGGTAGAAAAGACATTGTTAATTTTCTATCCAGAATAGACCTAAGGCGTATTCCTTGGAAAAAATATTCTGCACATTAATTGCTGCTATGAATCTGTGAGAAATTTCTCGCAGATTTCTTCTATTTAAATATTTTTTCTGCTAATCTTTCTAAAATTTTATCCAACTTATTTTCGTCGAAGACAGGCGTCTCTAGTTTTATTACATTTGGCACAAAGCCTATTTCTGTCATTGTTTTTAGCATTGACAAAATGGCTTGCTGTTCCTCAAAATTCATTTCGATTATCTGTAAATAAAATTTTTCTGATATTTCCGTTATTCTTTTTACTTTCTCAATTTTAAATTCTTTCACTTTTACCTCCTTCTTTCCAAATCATGCAAAATATTTTTTACTTGGTCAATACACCCATCATAAAAATAAAACTTCAGCGAGTTACCAGTGTCTAATGCTTCAAATCTATGTTCTTCTAATATTCTCAATCCAACCTCATATTTTTTTATTAATTCTTCCATCTTCTCCACCCCTTTTTTTTAAAACATTTCACATCTCCAACCCCCCCATAAAACCGCCATTTCTTCCATTGTGCACACACTATGCACACACTTTTGCTAGGGTTCCAACAATAGATTTATTCCACTGTTGATTAGGTAAGTTTTTGTGTGCGTAAGTTAAATTAGATTCCAGTTATTGCTTTTTTCAATGTTAGGTAAGTAGCCCTTGCTTTTTAACAAATCATATAAAAATAATCTGCCTTTTTGTGTCCAGTAAGTATGTATAGTGGTATCTGGTGTCCCATCACTTCTGACAATGTTATTTGTCTTAGTCTGTGTATATCCTTTATTTGCATATTCTTTATACAACAACCATATTTCTTTCTGTTTAAATTGAATTCCCCATTCATGAAGTAAAATATTTAATTCTCTTGCTGTAAGTCCAAAATCTTTGGCAATTACAGTAGCACTAACAAGATTTCTACATTGAAGTACTAACTCATAATAGGTTGCTTTTGGCTGTAACTCTTGTATTTGTTGGTCTTTTACTTTGTTGTCTAGTTCTAATTTCCTATTTTTGGCTTTTTCTTCTTTTAAGTTAGTTAGTAATTTAATTCCAAAATCTGGGTCATTTAATATTTGGTCAATGGTATTTTCTGTAGCATATATACCGTTTTTTCTTATACTTGGTAAAATTTCTCCAGTTACCCATTCTGTAAATTGTTCTGCCTCTCGTTTTCTGCTTTGGAATATAGTTTTATACAAGTTAGATTCATTAATATATAACATAGGCTGTATTCCGCCATTTGTAGGGGTGTCGATAGTATCTACTCCCTTTTCAAGTAGCCTATTTTTCACATCTCTATGATTTCCTATATCTAATATCTTGCACACGTCACTTAAATTAAAATAAATCTCTTCCTCTTTTATTACTGTTCTCATTACTCCTAATTTTTCATCTTTAAATGATGCTAATTCATTCATTTCAACCTCCTTAAATCTCTAATCTTTTTTTGATTTTTTCTCTGATATGCTCCGCTTTTCTGTTGCCTTTGACAATATCACTTAAATATGCAGTGGATATTCCAAATTCTTTTGCTAGAGCTTTCAAAGTTAGTTCTTTTTTAATCATTTCTGTTTTGACTGCTATTTCAAAGTCTAAACCGCTACTTCTTCCCATTGGTTCACCTCCGTTTAAAAGCTAATCCTGATTTCTTAGAAAGAGTGTTGACATTTTTTAGATTTTGTGCTAATATGTAAGCATAAAAAATATATATAATTATTTAGTTGCCCCACAACAAAAATTATATTGTTAGATTATGCTTTCATATTAGCTAACTATATTATATTAGATTTTTGTCTATTTGTCAATAGAATTTAAGATAATCTTTTTTTCTAATTATTCTTAGGCTGTAGACTATCGCTAAAATGTGAAAGTGTGATACTTATATTTGGAGGTGTAGCATGACTGTTTTTGACAGAATAAAAATTTTAGCTGAAAAGAAATTGATGACAATAGCAGAATTAGAAAGGAAAGCCGATTTAGGAAATGGAACAATACGAAGGTGGGACAAATCTTTACCTTCTGCTGACAAACTGAAAAAAGTTGGTAACATACTAGGTGTGACCATCGATTATTTAGTTAATGGAAATGACGAGCTTTCTGCCAAAGGAATCGTTCTTGCTAGAAACGCAGAAAATCTCTCTGAGAAACAACTCAAATTAATAAATGACCTTATTGAGCAAATGAAAAACAAGGAGTGATTTTGTGACTTTAAAAAAAATTAGAACAGAATTCTTATATAAAACCATTGTGGATTTTCAAGAAAAGCAACATCTCCATAAGTACCCATTAAATTTGTTTGAGTTGTGTAGAAAAAATGGCTGGAAATTAATTCCCTACGATTCTAAAAGCGAACTATCTAAAATATCTAAAGACGGTTTTTCCCAATATGAGGATAACGAGTTCTATATTTTTTACAACAAGCACAAACTAAAAGAAAGAATCAATTTTACAATAGGACATGAAGTGGGACATATTGTAATTAATCATCATATAGAATACGGAAAGTCATTCCATAAAGATCCAACCTTACAAAAGATACTAGAACAAGAGGCTGACATTTTTTCACGGAATTTGATTGCCCCAGCTCACGTAATAAATGTATCTTTGATAAAAAACGACCCAATTTTGATATCTGAATATTGTTTATGCAGTAAAACTGCTGCAAAAATGAGAATTCGATTTTTAAAAACGGATTGTTGCAACACTAGATATTCAGAGCATTTTATGAATTCGGTTTTAAACACAAAGTGCAGATTGAGTAAATTCTATTCAAAATTGTCTTTTGCCGCTTTGTAGCAAAATTGAAAAATTATGAAGTGGAATCTGAAAAAGATTTAGAAATAATAGAGCAAATTAATAAATTAAAATAAATTTTGAAAGAGAGGGTTAAATGCAAAACAACAAAGTGATAAAGACAATAATGATAGCTGCTATATTGCTGTTGCTTTATTTATATTATAGTAACCTGTCCAAATAAAAAACAGCCCCCATGTCAGACAGGGACTGCTTAATTATAGACTATATAAAGGAGTCTACGTAATGAAAAAATGCAAGTTAATTATACCATAGATATGGTTTTATTGCAATGGGTTGCAAAGTGGCAATATCAACCATTTTGTTAATCTCAACAAAATGGCTAATACCAACATTTTCCTGATGTCAGGAAATTGATTGAAATTGCTAATTATTATTTAAAAAAAATGAATTTAAGGAGAAAAATATGAACCACGAACCATTATTAAAATTTTTAATAGAGTTTAGGTGGATGATTTTCGTCATATGGGTATGTTTCAGCATCTGGCTTGGGAACAAATATGAAGACAGTAAATTTATAGCTGTGATAGCTTTTGTAGCTTTGGTAGTTCTTATCATTATTGTTGTGTTCATAGTTATTCATGATGATGGTCCGCCCCGACCTCCAATTTTTCCATTCAACAAATATGGCTAATACCAACATTTTTCTGATGTCAGAAAATTGATTGAAATTGTGGAGTATTGTTTAATAAATATTAGAAGAATTTAAAGGAGTGATTGAGTTGAAAAAAGTTTTATTGCTAATTTCTGTTTTTTTGCTATTAGTCTCTTGTGGTAAAGAAAAGGAATTAATAGAAGAAATGGAAAAACTGAGAGCTGAAAATATTGAATTGCGAAACAAAATAGAGGAGCTAGAAAATTCTGAAAATGATTTAGTCGTAAGAATAAATCAAGCTATTGAGCAAAAAAATATTACAATAGGAGAGGAGCTGCTAAAAGAGTTTGATAGTAAATTTCCGCTAAGTACTAATAAAAACGTTGTTAATGATACATGGAATGATTTCATAGTCACTTATAAAGCAGAAATGGAACAAACAGAAAAGGAGAGGCGAGAACTTAAAGAAAATTTTAATAAATCGGTTGAGGAGTTAGGACTAGTGATAACTTACGACAAATTTGAAAATATCACATGGATACGTCCATCAATGCATCCAATGGCTCCAGTTGTATTATATCTTGGTATTGAAGGGGAGAACATAGCCGAAGGGAATATGTGGACAAGAATAGTATATAGAAACAGTCATGATGAATTTACTAGATTTGGAGAAGTTATAATATTGATTGATAATTATACTTATAGAAAGAAATTTGAACCTTTTTCTGTCACTAGAACGAACAATGAAAGCAGATATATTTCTTGGAGATATATTGAGTATGTCGATTTCATTCCTGAAAATGAGGATATTGAAATGCTTGACGAACTTTTTAAAGTTGGGGAAGGGCTAATTCGATTTTCTGGTGAAAATAGAAACCGTGATTTAGGAATTTCAAGCATTGACGTTGAAACACTTAAAAATATAATGAAGTTTAAAGAACTTAGAGATAAAATCAATTAAAACAAACAATATAAAAAGCCCCTGCTACCAACAGGAGCTCCTCAATTAAATATATCTAGAATTGATATACCTAACCTGTGCAAGGATAGTATATCACATTCTGGATTGATTTTCAAATACAAAAAGGAGTGTGATTTATGAAAAATGAAAAAGGTTCAGTCTATCAAATGAAAGACTGCAAGAGAAGAAGACCATGGAGAGCCATCTCCACAGGAGTAAAAAAAGGCAAGAGGATTACCATAGGAACTTTTGAGACCAGACAAGAGGCATTGGATGCCTTGTACGAATTTAATAAAAATCCATACAGTGTGGAAAATAAGAAAATAACCTTTCTAGAAATAACGGAAATGTGGAAAAAAGAGCATTTGCCAAAAGTAGGGAAAGGTAGAAGAGCATCCATCTTATCAAAAATTAAAAAGATGTCACCTCTATACGATTTAATTTTTGCAGATGTTAAACTAATAGATTTACAAGCCTACTTTAATAATTTGACTGTATCAACTGGGACAAAGAAAGAATATAAATCAACCATAAATTTAATATTTGAATACGGTATTAAATATGATATTATCCAAAAAAACCCATCAACTTATATTGAAATTGGAAAGCATAAAAAAGTAAGAGAAGCTAATATATTTACATATGGAGAAATTTCTATTTTGTGGAAATACCATTTATTTGAAAATACAGACATAATATTAATACTCATATATACAGGATTAAGGATAAATGAGTTATTGACTTTAAAAAAAGAAAATGTATTTATAGATGATAGATATATTATAACAGGCTCTAAGACAGAAGCTGGAAAAGATAGATTGATTCCATTACACAAGGATTTAATACCATTAGTAAAAAGAAGATACAAAGAGAGTTTCCAGTATCTGATAGAAAATAAAGGCGGAAAAGTTAAATACGAGACAGTCAAAAAGCTATTTAACGAGGTTCTTGAAAAGTTAGAACTAGAAACCCATAGAATACATGACACAAGGCACACCTTCGCAACCTTGATAAATAATAGTGGAGCAAATTCCACTTCGATTAAAAATATTATTGGTCATTCAGATTTTGCATTAACTGAAAAGGTATACACCCACAAAGATAAATCAGAGTTATTAAAAGCAATTGATATGATAAATTTGAAAGAGGCTTAGACCTCTTTTTTTATATTTATAAAGTCATTTTTTCTAATACTGTACAACCCAAGCATTCTTCACACTCTAGCAAATCACTCTTCATTAAAATAGAGTCGCATCCTATGTTGCCAGCACTCATACAATAATTATATTTTTTAGCACCTTGATTCCTTTTTTCATCATAATATAATTGGTGATAAAAATCAATAAACAATAATTTGAAAATTCTACCTTCTAGGATTCCTATTAGTCTGATCCCACCATCGGATTTCAATTGAAAAAACTCTTCCTCGGGTTCTTCGTTAGCAATACCATCATATTTTTCGATATCTGGATATAAATCTTTATATTTTTCTAGCACTTTTATTATTTGTTTTCCTTCTGAACCATCTGCTTTTATCGGATGGCAATGATCTGCATTTTGAAGTTCACTAATTTTCATATTCTGAAAATGATCTACACATTTATAAACACTTTTCATTTTCTTTGCATATTCTGTTTCGTCTTTTAATTTATTGGTGAATGTTGCTGAATTTATTGAAATATAATAAAAATGAGAAAATATAAATTTTATGTATTCGTTGTAAGAAGATAAAGCAACCGGATTCTTTAAGTGGGTTTCTTTGGTGCTTATCCCCTTTTTTTTCACGTCCTTTAAGCTAACTCCTGTTCTCATTTCTATTTTGCGATCCTTGGCAAAAATTCTTCTATTATGTCGCTATCACTAAGTAATTTCTGGGATAAAGTAAGTTCACCATACCCTTCTCTTGCTCTTATCCATGGCAATTCTTGATGAGACATATTTTCAAGTTCGTACCCCGTGTAACCACCGTAAACGCTGTAGACGTTATTTAGTAACCCTATAATTTCTGAGTCTATTATATCATTGCTTGAAGAGATTGCATCACCGCCACTATGCATAACATCGGTATATAATTTTCTAAATACTGGTCCATGTACCCATGCTTCAGCTTTTTCTTCTGTAAGTAGTGGTAAAATCTTTTCTTCTTCAGGATCATAGTTGAGTGCTAGATACCAGCTATAAGCGTAATAGCATAGTTTTTGTAACTTTTTATTTGCCATAGGTTCTTTTGACAAAAACCATTTAGCGACTTGAAAAATACTAACCACAATATCTCGCCTCCTTAAAGCTCTGAAACTTATAATAACTTATAATAACTTATAATAACTTATAATAACTTATAATAACTTATAATAACTTATAATA